TTCTGAACACCAAGGAATATGCAGCAGATACCTGCTACAGGTTCTAAGTATGCTAAACTAATTAAAGGATGTTTCCAAGCTCCTAAAGGTTGGTTATGGGTTGGTCTAGACTATGCTAGCTTAAATAATAGGCGAGCTAAATAGAAATATTTAGTGTTAAATTCATTGAAAACGGTAAAACTCTAGAACAGACAATACCGTGCTAAGACTTGTATATACAAGTAAAGTGTAACGACTATTCCGAAGGGAAGTACACTCAAGTGAGTGGAAGTGGTGAACATCCAAAAGGATGAAGAGATAGTCTGCTCTGTATAGGGATATACAGCTGGATTAATTATCCGAGATAGGATTAACGACCCTATCTGAACATTTGGTAGAAGACCATATCTCAGCATTAGTTACCAAAGACCCTAACAAGCTAAAGGTATATACCGATGAATATGATGGTCACTGTCTAAGAGCTTATTCTTACTGGACTTCTCTAATGCCTGATATTACAGCTAAATTAGATGAAATACATAAAAAAGGTAAGGTATATAAAGTAACTTATGACGATGGTTCTATTGAATATCTAAATGAAAACAATCCTAAATTAATTAAATTAAAGGAGAGCTCAAATGAAGGTAACTCAAGTAATTAAAGAAGCTATTACAACTCGTGTTATGGCTAAATGTGAAGAGGCTAATAAAGACTATAGGTTAGCTTTAGATGAAGAAGAAAAGAGATTAAATAATGAGAGCAAACAGTGTCATGATGCCTTAAGAGAAGAATATCATAAGGCTTTTATAGCTATGCTAAAGAAATTAGACGATAAGAAGATTGCTTATAATTATATTACCTATTCAGGCAATAAAATCATGGATAAAGAAGGTCTATGGGAAAAGAATATACCTTCTATTTGCATTTGCTTTAATTTAACTTCTGATTATGCTGAAGATTTAAGGTATAAAATTCAAGAGAACCAAGATAAAGCAAAGAAATTTATCAATGATATTATTCTAGAATTAGAGTTAGGAGCTACTAAGCCTACTCTAGAGTCTTTATTAAATAACATTACATTCTAATGAAAATAGAAGAAATATCTAAAACCAAGGCAGAAGTTGAGGTTATTAATAGTATTAAGCAATCTCATAACAATAACTAGATTTTATTAACAAAAGTAGGTATACTTTGTCTAATAATTAGTTAAGGAGAGTATTATGGCAAAACCTACTAAATATTCTGAAAAAGATTTGTTAATTAAATTACAAGAAGTTATTCAAGGAAAATCCTTTACTTTAGTTGCTAAAGAATTAAATTATGGTGTGTCTTTTACATCCACTAAATTAAAAAATTTAGCAACTAAATATAATTTACTAGATAAATTAAATACAAGCTTACAAAAACAAAAATTAAATCGTATTAATAAAACAACTTTCTCTAATGAATCAAGTAATTATATTAAAAGTATTCAAAATATTCCTTGTGTTTGGAAAGCCTGGAATGGGTATGAAATATCTTCTTCTGGTTTAGTAAAAAGAAAAGGTAATTATTTAAAATATTCTTTTAAGCATTCTAAATTTACTACATATGCTAGAGTAACTATTTATTTAAATGGTAAAAGAAAATATTATTCAGTGCACCGTCTAATTTTAGAAGTTTTTAATCCTTGTTCTAATATGGAAAATCTTCAAGCAGATCATATTGATAGAAATGGATTAAATAATAATATTAATAATTTAAGATGGTGTACTGGTTCGGAAAATATTAAATATTCTTTTATTAATAATACTACTGTAAAGAAAGGCATATGTAGTACAGGAGGACAAGTAACTGGAAATATATTAAGAAATAAAGCAATTTTAAAATACTCTAATTTATTATTAGATAGATTTATTTCTTATAATAAAAATGGAACTATAACATATAAATGTAAAAAATGTTTAGCAACTTATACTGAATCTAATACTTCAAGAGCTTTTAGATTTGGTAATGATGGAATTTGTACTAATTGTAGGAAAATTTATGTCACTAAAGGAGAATAACCTTTTGGCATCTGTCATAGAGATTAAAGAAATAGATAAAACTACAGCAGAAGTAGAAATTATCAATAGCATTAAAGATACTCATAAAGCTCTAAGACAGAAGTCAAAAGGTCCGTAACTAACCTTTGCTTTAACTTATGCTGGTACTTGGATGACTTTAGTTAAAAACTTTGGTTTTACTGAAGAAGAAGCTAAGCATATTGAGAACCAATACCATACCTTATACAGCCACTCTGATAAGGTAATTGCTAACAGACTAGAGATAGCTGCTAAGCAAGGCTATGAAGAAGTAGCTTTTGGTCTAAGAGTTAGATGCCCTAAAATGCATCAATCTCTTATGGGTATTAAAGCTACTCCTAAAGAAGCAGAGGCAGAGAAACGTACTGCAGGTAATGCTATAGGTCAATCCTTTGGTTTATTAACTAATAGAGCAGGTATTGAATTTAATACCTTGGTTCGTAATAGTAAATACAGATATTCTGTTAAACCTATTATTATGATTCATGATGCTCTATATTATTTAATTCGTGATAATATAGATACTGTTTTATGGGTTAATAAGCATTTATCTGAAGCAGTTAAATGGCAAGAAGAACCTCAAATTCAACATGATAAAGTACATTTATCAGGAGAGTTATCTATATTCTACCCTGACTGGGCACATGAGTTATCTCTCCCTAATGATTTAGATAAAGATACTTTATGTAATTTAGTTAAAACTTTTAAGGATAGTTTATAATGGCAGATACTAATTTATATTATTTAGGCGTATTTAATATCTCATTCCATAAGAAAGATGAAGAGAAGATTCATACTCATGTACTTAACAATGTATTCATTGGTAAGCAGACTTTAAATGAGCCTACTTTAGTAGCAGCTAGAGCACAGATGGCTAAGAAGTTCCTACAGGTATTTGAAGGAGCTGAGATTTTAGATATTGCTATCATGAATATTGTTCCTTTGGGTCTTATGACTCCTGATGAGTGGAGTCCTAAGGAGTTCCGAGAGAAGATGGAAGAAGCTTCTAAGAAAGAAGAAGAAGATTCTAAAAAGGAAGAACCAAAAGAGTAATAATAAGACCCTGCTAAGGCAGGGTTTTTTAATGGTGTAATTATGCAAATAAAGCAAAAGAAACTTAAAAATGAAGATGGTATTAGTTTCCCTTTCTCTGTTTGGTTAGCTAATGATAGCTATGACTATATTACAGAAGATAACTATATATCAGCTACTCAATTATTAAAGCCTACCAGACAAGTTATTTTAAGTATGCGCTCAGACGCTGATATAGACATCAGAGACCGCCTTGCAGTATCAACTGGTACTGCTATCCATGACTCAGTAGAAAAGGCTTGGATGGAGCATTATGACGCTAATATGAGGGCTTTAGGATATAGTGAAGACTTTATCTCTAAAATTAAAATTAACCCTGAGAAATTAGAGTTAGGAGACATTCCTATCTATATAGAGCAAAGAGCTGTTAAAGAACTAGATGGTTTTAAGATTGGCGGTAAGTTTGACTTTGTTTTAAATGGTAATTTACATGACATTAAAACATCTTCTACTTATACCTATATAGAAGACTCTAAAAGAGAAGATTATATACTACAAGGAAGTATATATAGATACCTGAACCAAGATATTATTACTGGTTCAGAAATTACTATTGATTATTTCTTTACTGATTGGAGTAAAATAAATGCTCTATCAAATAATCAATACCCACAGTCTAGATGTTTATCTAAGAGTTATCCTTTACTTTCTGTTTTGGATACTGAGCAGTATCTAAGAACCAAGTTACAAGAAATAAAAGATAATTTAGATAAACCAGAGGATGAGATTATTCCTTGTCCAGATAAAGATTTATGGTTATCTCCTACAGTTTATAAATACTATAGTGATTCTACTAAAACTAATGGTAGAGCTACTAAGAACTTTACTTCTTTAGAAGAAGCTAATGCTTATGCTACAAGTAAAGGTAAGGGTATTATTAAAACTGTACTAGGTACACCTAAACGCTGTATGTATTGCCCTGCTTATAGTATATGTTCACAACGTAGAAGGTATTACAATGATTGACCTAACTAAAGTAAGCCATCATCCATGTATTGAAGAACTTACAAATTTATTATGTGTTAAAACTTTAAATCAAGATAAAAACTTTTATAGACCTTTAATTGCTTACTTCTTAGCTGTAATGGCTAGTTCTCAAAGAGCCTATGTTCATACAAAAGATAGAGGTAATATCCCTATTAATTTATATGTTATTAACTTGGCTCCATCAGGATATGGTAAAGGATTATCAACAGGCATGTTAGAAGATATTACTAAAGAATTTAGAAACTTCTTCATGAATGTTACATTCCCTACTTTATTAGACCAAAATTTAAAAAATTTATCAGCTCAAAGAGCTTCATTATCTCATACAGACCAACAGTCTGAATATGAAGAATTATTAAAGCAATCAGAGAGAGCAGGTAGACCTATATTTGTATTTGATAGTGGTACTACTCCTGCAGTTAAGCAGTACAGAAATAAACTGTTATTAGCTAAATGTGGTGCTCTTAATTTCCAGTGTGATGAAATTGGTTCTAACTTAATGGCTAATACAGACCTTATGAACTCTTTCTTAGAGTTATTTGATAAAGGTCTTATTAAGAATAAGTTAGTTAAAAATACACAGGATAATGTAAGAGATATTGACCTAGGAGGTAATACTCCAGCTAACTGTTTATTATTTGGTACTCAAGATAAAATCTTTGATGGTTCAGCTACAGAAGATTTATTCTATTCTTTTCTAGAAATTGGTTATGCAAGAAGATGTTTATTTGGTATTGGTAAGACTATGAAAGCTAAGTCTTACTATACTATGTCAGCTGCAGAAATGTATAACCAGTTAATTCAACCTAATAATGATGCTACTGCTAATAAATGGAGCAGCACCTTTTTAAAGTTAGCTAATCCAGCTTACTATAATAGAAGAATTGAATTACCTGATGATGTAGCTATTCAGTTATTAGAGTACAGAAAAGAGTGTGATATTGAAGCAGATAAGTTACCTGAATTTGCAGGAACCAAGAAAGCTGAATTATCACACAGACATTTTAAAGCTCTTAAATTAGCAGGAGCTTTAGCTTTTATTGATAATGCTCCTACTATTACTATGACTTGTTTACTACAAGCTATTAAGCTTGTAGAAGAATCTGGTAAGTCATTCCAAACTATCCTTAATAGAGATAAGCCTTATATGAAATTAGCTAAGTATCTGATGGGATGTGATACTCCACAGACTCATGCTGATTTACTAGAGGCATTACCATTCTATAAAGCTAGCTCTAAGAATGACATGATGGCATTGGCTCAGGCTTATGCTTATAGTCAACATGGTCTTATTAAAAAGACCTATATGGATGGTATTGAGTTCTTTAAGGGTGAATCCTTAAAAGCTACTGATTTAGATAAGATGATTTTATCTTATAGTAACGATGTAGCTTATGGATATAAGAACGTACAAGTACCTTTTAAATCTTTATATAAGATGACCCATGCTAATACTTTAATGCACTGGATTAACCATCATGTTAAAGATGGACACAGATGTGATATGTGTTCATATAATAAATTCAATATGATTGTTATTGATTGTGATGGTGAAATCAATCTTAAGTTAGCTATGGATTTAATGAAAGAATATACTTTCTTTGTTCATACCACTAAATCTAATGTAGAACCAGATAACAATAGATTTAGAATGGTTATTCCTATTGCTTATGAGTTAGAGTTAGATAAGGAAGACTATAAAGAATTTATGAATAATATTCTTAATTGGCTTCCTTTCCACTCTGATGAAGGAACCAATAGTAGAGTAAAGAAATGGGAAAGTTGTTCTAAAGGTTCTTGTTTTGGGCAAAATATTAATTTTACCTATAACGAGGGAGTACTGTTAGACCCATTACCATTTATTCCTCATACTATGAGAAATGAAAGGTATCAGAAAGAGAACAAGAAAGCTATTGAAAACTTAGATAACTTAGCACGTTGGTTCGCTATTAGAATTTCTATTGGTAATAGAAATAATAATATGATTAAGTATGCATTGGCTCTTAAGGATTCTGGATTACCTTATCCAGAAGTAGAAGCTAGAGTACTAGGTTTAAATAAGCAATTAACTTCTCCACTATCAACTGAAGAATTATCTAATACAGTATTAAAATCAGTAGCACAAGGATACGTAAAGAATGAGTGATACAAATGACCAACTTATTCTTATATGTGGTTATTCTGGCTCAGGTAAGTCTTACTCGCTAAAGAATATTAGGAACCAAGATAAATGGTTATACCTAAATACTGAGGCAGGTAAGAAATTACCTTTTAAGAACCAGTTTAAAAATATAAGAATTGTAGACCCTAAAGAAGTATTAAGTTATTTTGATGCAGCTATTGCAGCTGGAGATAAATCAGAAGGAATTATTATTGATTCCATAGATTTTCTTATGAATATGTTTGAAGCTAAATATATTAAAACAGCTGCTGATACCAGAAAGGCATGGGGTAATTATCAAACATTTTTTGAACAGATTTTCCAAGATAAAATTATTAGATATGGTAAACCTGTTATAATTATTGCCCATGTAGCTGATTCATATGATGAGAAGACATTAGATACTAAGACTTCTATTCCTGTTAAGGGAGCTTTAAAGAATATTAGTATTGAAGCTTATTGTTCATTCTTAATCTATGCAGAGAAAATGACTCTTAAAGATTTAGAAAATTATAAAAATGACTTACTTCATATTACAGCTAAAGATGAAGCTACAGGTCTTAAATACTGCTTCCAGACTCAATTAACTAAAACTACTTTAAATAAGAAGATTAGAGGACCAGATGATTTATTTACATTAGATGAAACTTATATTGATAATGATGCACAATTAGTTCTAGATAAATTAACGGAGTATTACAAATAATTATGGGCGCATTTGATAATTTAACCAATGATGGTTTAGAAAGACAGGGTGATTCTTTAGGCTCAGGTCGTCAGGTATTTCCTTCTGACATCTATGACATGAAGATTAAGTATGCTTATGCAGGTAAGTCTTCAGGTGGAGCCATGTCAGTAACTGTAGTAGGTAACTTATTAACAGCTAATAATGCTGAGTATTCAGAGACCTTCTACATTACTAATAAACAGGGTCAAAACTTCTTTGAGAAGAATGGTAAGAAAATCCCTCTACCGGGATTTACAGTAATTGATGATATGTGCTGTTTTGGTGATAAAAAGCACCTATCTCAGCAGTCTACTGAAGATAAGATTATCGAGAAGTATGATGCTGAAGCTAAGGGTATGGTTCAGGTATCTGTACCAGTAATTACTGGCTTAACAAATAAGACAGTAACTGTAGCTATCAGACAGATTAAGGAATACAAGCGTAAGAAGTTTGATGATGGTTATAAGACTATTGCTGATACTATCGAAATCAATCAGATTGATAAGGTCTTTGATAATACTACCCATAAGACTGCTAATGAGATGATTGATAAGAAAGAGACAGCAGAGTTCTATGATACTTGGCTCGAAGCTAATAAAGGTATTATTAAGGATAAGACTAAAGGTAAGCTACCTGAGGTTACTGAGACATCAGACTCATCATCTTCAGCTCCAAGTACTCCTGCAGTAGACCCATTTGCATAACATATTTAAATCCCCATATCTCAATGGGGATTTTTAACTCAAATCCCCATTGAATACCTAATAGGAATATTCAATGTCAATAGCACATATATTCTTAGCAGCAGTCCCCATACTTCAAGGTATAGCTACAGCTATAGATATATATAATTCAATTAATTTTCAGGAAAATAAAAATGCAGATTATTTTAAACGAGAAAGACATCAAAACAGCTATCCTTCAGTTTCTAGGAAACAACCAGTTGACCTTAACAAATACTCCGGTTGTAGAATTATCAATGAAAGGAAGAGGTGGAGCAGATGGAATGGTAGCAACCATTAATCTAGATGGTTCATCTGAGAAGGCAGAGCCTGTTGCTAATAAAGAACCAGAAGTGGTATTAAAATCTGAGGAACCAGAAGAGAAAGAAGCAGATGCTTTATTTGGTTCAGAAGAGGAAGAGAAGAAGCCTGAAGACCCAGATACTAAGGGTGACTTCCCTTTTAGTAGCTTTTCATAATGACTAAAGAAGAATGGCTGTTTAAACAGCTAGAAGGCTTAAGGTATCAAGTTGAACTAGATAAACAGGAAGCCTCAGATGAATATGAAGATTTTCATGATATGCACTCAAAACGTTCAGCTAAAGCCTTAGGATATGTACTAAGAAGAATAGATAATATTATCTATAGATACCAAAGAAAGAGGGGCAATAGCCCCTCTATTTATTTATTTATAAAGCTTTATATAACTCTACTGCTGGATTCTTATTCCAGAAGGCAAAGAAGAAGTTTAATGGCATAAAAGTACCACCTAAACCTCCTGAAGCTGCCTTAGAGAAGAAGTTATCTGATAATACAGTACCTTTATCCAATGCCCATTGTGGAGTAATAAGCTCACCGAATATCCAAGAAGCTGGGTTATGTAAGAAGATATCCATAGCTATCTTAGAAATACGTAACTTATAGTTATAGAACCAAATAATACCCATATTCTCTAGATACTCTCTAGTTCTACCTGCCATCATATCGTAGTTTACAAACTCTTCCATTGCCATACGTTGAGCATTTTCTAGCTTAACACCATCACCTAATAACCTATCAAAGTAAATAGACTTAGCAATAAAATCACCATATATAGTAGCTTTTTCCATAAGCTTATATAATCCAGTGTCTTTAGATACTGATAACCATTTACCTGCTTTTACTATTGGTTCAGGAATCTTAGCTACTTCCTCATTAATCTTATCAGCCCATTTACCAGTAAAGATACTATCATTGTATTCATCACCAACATCAGCTAATGAAGATAGCTCACCTGCTTTAATCATAGGATAAATAGACATAGTTTTAATACGCTGTAGATTATTCTCTAATCTGTTTTCTAACTTCTGTTTTTCCTGTCTTGATTTAGCGGTAATAAGCTTAGACTTTAATTGAATATTTTGTCTTTCAATACGTCTATATTCCTCTAATTCCATTGTTTTGGTTCTAATACCTTTAGCTATTTCAGGATAAGGTATTCCTCTCATTCTTAACTGAATAATATTACTTACAATATTATTAAATGGGATAACACAAGAACGTACTACAATATAGTTTCTAGCTGTAGAGGTAGTATATTGAATAGCTCTTTCAGCATGTCCTAGTATTTTATAAGCATTTCTACCTAATAAAATATCTGCTAGCTTAGCAGCTGTATTTAGTGCTTTAGCAGGCATACGAGAGTTACCTGTATAAATATCTGTAATAGAAGCAGAACGATAGCCTATAAATAAATCTAGCATATCTTTACGAACTAATGCTTTACCACCAAAATTCTTAGCTATAGCTGATTTAATAGCAGGGTCTACTCTATCCCAAGCATCTTTTACTACCCTATCTTTTTTAGCTTCTTCATTAATATCTACATAGAATTTAGAAGTATTTGAACCATAGAACTTTGCATCTTCATCATATATCTTCTTAGTTAAAGCTACTGCTTCAACATTAAATGATTTAGAAGCTGATTCAATAAACTCATTAGCAGACCATTTACCTAAAGCATCTAAACCAGACCAATCATATACACTATCTGGTAATGGTGTAGGTCTATCATAATAATAGACTTTACCAGTACTACTAAATGTAGGTATTGGTTCATAACTAGATACATTAAATGGGTCATATGAATATTGGTCTCTAGTTAATGGTTTAATGATAGTAGAGGTACTTAATCCTATTTCATTGGTTCCATATATCTTAGTAGCTTCATTTTGAATAATACCTTTATGGAAATTTACATCAGGTAAAGAAGTTCTCATTATATAAACTTCACCTGCATTACCTGTCTTAGGTAACTTTTGTACTAAATCCCATCCTCTATGCTGAGCTTCTTTAACTGCTTCCATAGAATAAACAGCTTTATAGTTTACTTGGTTCTTAAACTGTAATGGTATATATCCCTTATAGTAATTAAACTTATTAGATAGCTTATTTAATTCAGCTTGCTTAATACTATTATGAATATCAGCTAAAGCATCCATACCTGTTTTATTGTTTTCAATAAAGGTTGCTAACTTATCTCTTTCACTATCTTTTAATAGTTGTATAGCATAGCAAGAAACTAGCTTATCTATCTGAGGAACCTTATCCTCTGCATAATTAAGGTCATCTATTAAATTATTCTTAGAAGCAGCAATAGCATGAGCATTTCTTAGTAATAATCCTTTAGATTTACCTGTTACCATGTAGTTAGCTAATTGTTTAGCTTTACTAATCTGGTATCCAGTTAAACCCTGTTCATACTGAGTTATTTCACTTGATGGGTCTCTAATAATATTAGCTAATTCATATATATTAGAACCATCTAATAAAGTAGTTAAATCTAACTTAAGATAGTGTTTAGCTAGCATAGCTTCATCTTCTTTAGTTATGTTTTTAAACTTCTTTCTTAATAAATCAGGGATACCTTTACTACGTTGTAAAGACTCTCTATCTAGAGTAGCTGTTACTTTCTTTAATAAAGAATAAACAGGGAAATTATGGAAATTCATTCCAGTAAAGTCTCTGATTATTTCCTGTATAGGTTTTAAATAAGATTTAGATGGTAATAGAGAAGCATAGTCTTGAGTTAATTTAGAAACTAAACCATGTTCATAAGCTTGTTTACCTGCATCAGTTTTTGCTAATACAGCTAAACTTTGTAAAGCTTTACCTGCTTTTATAGGTGAGTTTAATTTAGTTTCTACAGCATCAACAGCTTTACCAACTAAACCCATAGATTTAATTTCAGCTGTAACAGCTAAATGATTTAACTTACTTTCTGCAAAAGATTCTTTATTAAATAAGTTATTAATATTATTAAGAACTGCTTGAGAAGCTATACCTTTAGCTAAAGAAGCTTCAATAACATCAGCTATGTTATCCTTATCTAGAACCAAGGAATTATAAGCATCATTAACAGTATTAATTAAGAAGTCATCTATCGCATAGTTTGTATTTACTTTATTAATCTTGGTTTGCTTCATTGTCTTTAATAGACTGTTTATTTCTGGGTCTTTTATTCCCATATAAATAAAGTTAGTTAAACCTGATGTAAATGATTTATGGTTTTCATTTATATCTAGGATATTACCTGTTAATAATGCTTGTTTTTCAGGGGAAATATTATTTAACTCTTTTGAGTTTAAAAACTCAGAATAAAGCTTATTTAACTTTAAGCTTACATTGCTAGGTAAATAGTTACCTTTAATAATAGTATCCAATGAAGTAATAAATGGTAAATCAGCTACTGCATCTAAACCAGAAGTAGCATAGTCAGTAGCTACATCTCCTAAATTAGATTCTGAATAAGAATAAGCAGTAACTAAATTCATAAATTTAGGGTCTTGCTTCTTTTGCTCTATAAAAGC